TGGTCTATATCGACCACCAGAACACCCAGGAATGTTTGAAGCGTGGCGGGGCGGAATTGGTTTGTTACGGTATAAAAGGATAAGAAGAAGAAGAAGAGAGAGGATTTTAGAAAAATGGATGTCATCAATATTGAGAATGAAGAGCAATTAAAAGAACTTTTCAAAACTGGAGTACGTGTAGGAGAAAAAGTTATCATTGATGTTAGTAGCGACTTGGAGGGTACTATTGAGGTCTGGGGTGAATTATTGGTAATGTGGAACTCAAAATGTAAAAATATCACCGCTAAGGCATATCATCATTCTAGGATAAACACAATGAACGACACCTCAATCAACGTTATAGCACTTAATGGCTCTACTGTTGACGCGAGTGGCAATACTAAGGTCAAAGTTTGTGGAGATGCCAAAGTCAAAGTAAGCAGAAACGCTATTGTTGAACACAACGATATTGGACACCCTATTATTGGTGCATATGGAAACGCTAGCGTCAGGGCGCGTGGAGGGGCTATAATTGAGGCTTATGGTAAAGCTGAAATTGAGGCACACGGAGGAGCTTTTGTCAGGGCATTTAACAATTCTTCTGTCAAGGCATACGACGGAGTTATTGTTGACGCATACAACAGTACTACTGTTGAGGCTTATGACAAGGCTATTGTTAGAGCTTACGGTGAGGCAAACGTCAGTGCGTCGGAAACCGTCAAGGTGATTGAAAATTAGATAAAATTGCCCCGCCCGTGGCATAAAACGGGCAGAAGGAGAACTATATGCAAAAAACTAAAAAGCCGATGAAGTTTATTCGGATTGAAGAAGAACTTCTGAACCAGATTAAAGAGGTTGCGGAAAAGATGCACGCGTCTACAACGTGGACGGCAGGCTACTTATTGAGGCAACAGCTTAAGGCAATTGAGCAGGAGAAGACTGATGAGTAAAACTATAGTAATCCACGACGACCGAATTGACATATTGAAAGACGGTTATAACATCATTGAACGTACAGTTTATCTGAACGGACAAGATTTGCTGAGATTGTTAGGCGAGATAGAAGAAACGGAGGAAAAATAAAGCAAAAAAAGTGTTGACAAATTAGAACGAGCTTGATACAATAAGAACATAGCAAAAGCAAAGGCTATAAAGGACATTTCAGCGATTAGACGGCAAAAGCAGTGGAGCGGCAACCACTAATAAAATAACCGCCGAGAGCCTATCCTAATCGCGACCTCACACAACCTAAACTGGAGCTATCAATCCCACATAACAACAACGTCAAGCAATAGCGAGATAGGTTACCGGATGGAAAACCTAGCGACTTGTGCGACAAGGGATGGTTGATGAACTTTAACAACTAGGATAATCAGAGCAAAACGGCACGGTTATATTCTCGACCGCATAACTGGACTAACAATCAGGTCTCGTTTCATCTATGGGTTGTTAGTCTAATTGGCGACATCAAACCTTAAAGTAATTAACTCACTTAATGATATACACTTGGTGTCGCCTTGCCCCAGTTATGCGGTTGACTTTAATCGTCTTGAATATCGTTTTGCCTTGATTGCTGAGTGCGATGTTTTTTGCCCACCCGTGCATCGTGCTTGGCAATCAGGGTGTTGTAGGCGACTGCGAGCGTCTACAACCTCTGGGATATATTCCACCATAGCTCAATAGGTAGAGCACTTCGCTGTTAACGAAGGGGTTTGTTGGTTCGAGCCCAACTGGTGGAGCCATATAATATTAAATAAGCATATCTAAGCAAAGGAGGTATGTATGAGCGTAACTTTACGAGAAGTGCTGGAGTTTAGCGGCTATAAGCCACTAGAGAACCAACAAGACGCGACTTGGTTACTATCAAGACGCAACGAGTTCACAGAGTTGCTAGAGGGGGCTGAGAGCTTGCTAGAAGACTTAGCTGAGCAACAAATAGAAGATGAGAACGACTTAAGAGCCGAGCTGGCGGAAGAATACGCCGAGCGGTCAAGGCTAGAGGAGTATTGAGAATGGTAGATTATAGTAAAGAGTTTACATTATCAACTGCACCACAACGGTCGGCTGAGTGGTACAAAGAGCGTGCGGGCAAGCCGTCCGCGAGTATGCTTGCGGATTTATTCGAAACTAAGCGAGATGGCACACCTACCGCTAAGGCTAAGGAATACTTAAAAAAACTAGCGTTTGAGCGACGTTTTGGCGTTACTTATAATAGTTTTCAGACCAAAGCTATGGCAGACGGCGTGTATTTTGAAGATTTCGCTAAGCTGGTGTACCAGAAAGATACTGGCAACAAATTGTCTGAGGCGTTTTCTTACATATCAGATTGGTTCGTCGCAACACCAGACGCAAATGTAGTCGAGGCGAAGACCTCAAGGAAAGGGCTACTTGAATGCAAGGTGGTTGGCGATAATACCTTTATGGATATTATGGAGAATGGAATACCTCACAATCACGAATTGCAAGTTCAGGGTCAAATGATGGCTTCTGGAGTTGATTGGGTAGATTACATAGTGGTCAACCTTAAAACTCAGCATTACATCATCATACGTATCGAGCGGAATGACGAGCTCATCAAGCAGATTTACGAGCGATTGCACGAGCCACTAGATTTGCCAGAGTTGTTCGACTTAGGAGTGAAGAGTTTTGACCCAGAATTGCTCACACAATATATGAATAATAACCAAGGTATCACTGAAAATGAAGAAGTAGTGATACCAGATGATATAGGATTTTAGAAGATATGAAAATTGACGTAACACACATCTCGTCAGTTTACCCTCTCGGGACGACTGACGGGACGACATACACGATTGTTCCGAGGAGATAAAGATGAAGAACACCTTAACCAAAATCTGGTGGAGTTTTCTTGTGTTTTTGCTTATCGTAACAATCAGAGGCTTTTTCATTAGCGTTGGACATAATTACCCTGTAGAGGAGAAGCTATCCGAGAAAGACCTCTTCTTAATGGCAACGAAAGACTGCTATAAACAATCGGCGTCCACTTTAGGTCTTGAAGAGAATAACCCGATTGTTGTTGAGTATTGCGGTTGCTACGGCAATACGATAAAGCAAAAATATAATGGTATGACCAAGCGAGAGCTTGTGTCGCACACGCAAGAGTTTGTAAAAATTGGAGAGCAATGCGCCGCTGACGTAAGCTCAAGGTATCAACAATATCAATAAAGAAAGGATTATGTTATGGCACAATTAACATTTGTACTTGGACGAAGTGGAACAGGTAAAAGTTCATCTCTAAGACATCTTAAGAAGGCTGACGGCGTTGGCTATATCACCGCAACTGGTAAACCACTGCCGTTCAAAAACGATATCCCACAATTTCACGCTAAGAATTATGGCGAATTGGCGGCAGTCATCAAAAAAAGCACTAACCCTATTATAGTAATCGACGACTTCAACTACTTTATGAGTTTTGAAGAGTTTTCGAAAGCTAACATTAAGGGATACGACAAGTTCACCGAGATGGCAGTCAACGTGGTCAATATCATTGAGTTGATTACAAAGAAAGACACAGACCAGCGATTTTATATCCTGGCTCACAGCGAGCAAAACGACGAAGGCTTACTGAAGTTGAAGACAACTGGTAAAATGGTAAGTGATAAGTTCGTTCCTGAAGGGTTGACAAATCAGGTAATCGAAACAGCAGTGATTGACGGTGAGTTCGTCTTTAAGGTGAGGACCGATGGTACAGGTATCAAAACACCACTAGGAATGTTTGAAGCCGACACCATCCCGAACGACCTTAAAGAATTGGACAAGGCAATAGTAAACTTTTATAAATAAAGGAGGACAATATGTCAGACGAAGAAAAATTGCAGAAAGAGTTATTAAAAGAACTAGAGAATAACGACGTCAAGGTCGCAAAAGATGCGGCAGCTAAAATGAAGGAAAACATCTTAAACGACAATAACGGTAATTGGCTCGGACTTGGCGTTCACGAAGTTTCAGTAGACAAGGTTGAGTTGACTCGTGCAAAGTCAGGCACACTAGGTATGGAGTTTACTGTCAGCAACGCTGATGGTAAAGCTACAGTTACTATGTGGCTAAGTGAGGCAGCATTGCCATACACTATTGAGAACTGTAGCCGATTGGTGGTTCATAACGCCGAACAAGACAAAAAGGATAACGCTCGTAACTTTATGAGTAACATTCTTAGTGCCAAAGAGCTATTCGACACAATGGTCAAGATGTTAGAGCAACGTAAGAAAGCGAAAAAAGAGTTCGCTTGTTGGCTATCTGTAAAAGAAAGCGAAACTCGTACTTACACTAACAAAAATGGAGAGGAAGTCCCATCAATCGAACGTTCTTTGTTAAGCTTTAAGCCGAAAGAAAAAGCTAAGACTGCCGTTGAAAAGATGATTGACGACAGTGAAGATGTAGACCTCTCAGAAGTTCCATTCTAAGACTAAATGTTAGCGTATAGCCCGCATCACGGGCAACTTGGGATAATCTATTCGTTCTTTTAGACCTTTGCACCCAGGTTGCCTATTATGCGGGCTATATAGGAATAATATGTTAGAACGGTATTTTAAGAGAAAAGAGCAAGAGCGTTTCAAAAAGCGCGGTTGGATAATAATCCAATTAGTAGCGGGTTCAGGAGTACCTAGTGGTTTCCCAGACACGCTATTTTTAGCACCGAATGGATATCATTGCCTCATCGAATGGAAGAAAGGTAAGAACGCAAAGAGGCAACCACTTCAACCATACTGGAACGCTAAGTTGAACGGTATGAAGCATGACACTTTTTTTGCTGAGCCAGAGAATATTCAAGAAATATTAAGTGAGATATTAAAGAAAGGAAGTTTATGAGTTTTTCGCTATACCCATCTCAGGAAGACTACCTCAAGAGGTTAGGGAATAAGCCATACATATTCGCTGGGGTCGGCTCTGGCAAAACTCTTATGGCACTATTCAGAGCATACCGCACAGGTTCACGCAAAGTCTTAGTTATTTGTCCAGCATCTGTCCGCGATACCAAAGTTTGGGAACTCGACCTTGAGAAATCAGAGTTAGAGTTCGATGATTTCCAGGTCAAGGGTTACAGTTTCTTACAGAAGTTCAAAGACATCGACTTCTCAAAGTACAAAGATTACTACATTATCATCGATGAGGCTCACAAGATAAAGAATAGCCAAAGTAAGCAAGGTCTGGGAGCATTTTACTTGTGCAGATTGACCGAGCGTGGTTACTCACTACTAAGTGGCACACCGATGAGTAAATGGGCAGACGCAGTGAATTACGCTAAGATTACAGGATTAGTTAAAAATAAGACAGAGTTCTATAACCGATATGTCATTGAAACCAGAGTTAAAGGTTACCCAGAAATAGTCGATTATGTGCACAAAGATGAGTTGGTCAAATGGTGGAATAGCATTGCATTAAGAGGTCGCTCAGAAGAGTTCGTGGAGCTACCAGAGAAGCAAGTCATTCGCGTCGATATACCAATCAAGCGAAAAGAATATGTCAGTATGCTAAAGACATATATGACAGAAGATGGAGAAGTGCTCGACAGTCCTTCGAAATTGACTTGGGCATTACGTCAATTTGCTGAGGTGGCACCAGAGAAGATAAATTGGACGGTTGAGAAGATTGAAGGACTAGACAATTGCCTAGTATTCGTCAATACCGTGAATGCGATTGAGAAATTGAGTGAGGCGTTAAAGAAGAAAGGTATTAAGCACGGCGTTTGGTACGGAGCTAAGAAAGATAAGTTCGCAGACCAAGATGTGATGATTGTTCAATATCAATCTGGCGGCACTGGCTTAAACTTACAGAAGTTCAACACTACTATCTTCTTAAGCCCTTGCTACAGTTTTATTGACTACTCACAAGCAGAAGGTAGAACTCACAGGAACGGTCAGTCGAAACGATGTGTGTTTTATCAACTGAAGTCGCAACATACAATTGATGCGGCAATCTATAAAGCATTGAATGCGAAAAAAGACTTCGATAATAACTTAACTAACCTAGACGATAAGACTATAATAGAATTATTAAATGGCAACGCCTAGGAGGGAAGTGAATGTAAATGTTTATTTTAATCTGGATAATAATTGTTATGGCTCTGCTAATTTTTGCAGCAATCTCAGAGTACGAAATAGCTAAACAAGATGAAGAA